TTAAAAATAAACTATCCATAGCGATAGATGAAGAAATTGGCTCTTTTGGGATTGATGCTAAAAGCTTTATTGATGAAGTTAAAGCATCAGGATACAAAGATATTGAGCTAACAATTAATAGCGGTGGTGGTTCTGTATTTGATGCTCTTGCTATTTATGACTTCTTAAAAAACTCTAATTATACTGTAAATGTTAAAATTGAGGGGCTCGCTGCTAGTGCTGCTACTATTATCGCTCTTGCTGGTGATAATAAGCCTGTAATGACTGAAAACAGTTTCTTTATGATTCATAATGCTTGGATGCCTGTAGTGTCCATGAGTGGTATGAATAGTGATGAAATTAGAGAATACACAGAGGAATTAGAAAAGCAAGCTGAATTAATGGATAAGATTAATTTAAAACTAGCTAAAATATATTCTAATACTACTGGTGTAGAGTTATCAGAGATTCAATCTATGATGGCTAATGAAACTTGGTTAACAGCTGAAGAGGCTAAAGAGTATAACTTTATAGGAGAGATAGAGGGTGCTATGGCAATTGCTGCCTATGCTAGTCCTAAAGAGTTAGCCAAGAAAGGGTATAAAGTCCCTGTGAACTATGTAAATCAATTAAATAACGTGAATATGTCTGAAAAGGAAGGTTTATTAGACCAACTAAAGGCTTATGTTTCTGAATTATTAGCTCCTAAAGCTGAAGCGGTAGAAGAAACAGTGGAAGAAACTCAAGAAGTAGAAGCTACTGAAGAAGTAACCGAAGAAGTTGAAGAGGAAGTATCTGAGGAAGTAACAGAAGAGCTACAAGATATAGTAGATGTAGAAGCTATAAAAGCTGAATTAATGGCATCTATTAAATCTGAAATCAATGCTAAAAATGATGAATTAGCAGAGATGAAAAAAGAATTGGATAAAGCGAAAGCATCTCGAAAGCCACTAGAGGCTAAAGAGGATATTTCTAACCCAGAAGCTAAAGTAGAAGAGGTGGATGAGTTAGGTGCTGCAATCCTTAATATTTTAAAATCTTCTTACAAAGCTTAATAAATAAATTTTAAAAAATGGCAAATTTTATTACACAGTCAATTTCTAGTACTTATTCAGGTCAGGAATTTACAGAAATCCTTTTCGCACCTCAAGAGGGTAGCTCGGATTTAGCAGGTATAAGAGTTATACCTAACATCAAAGTTAAGGCTAACATGTACCTTAACAGCTCACTTACAAAAATTGTAAGAAAATATACTACTTGTGGTTTTGCTGCAACTGGTGGAGTAACTAACGTTTCTGACAGAACGCTAGAAGTGTCAAAGCTCAAAATTAACCTCGAAGAATGTGGAGATGCGTTCTATGGATCAATTTTTGAAGAGTTCTACGGTTCAGGAACTGCAATCGATGATTTAACTGATACTGTTGTAGGAGAAGTTGCTAGAAAAAGAGTAGCTGAAGCAATCGCTGACGATAACGGAAGAATGGCATGGTTTGCCGCTTCTACTGCTGCAAGTGCTGACTACAACCAATTTGATGGTTTTGTACAGTTATTCGTTGATAACTCTGCTTCTTTAGGGAAATACGTTGAGATGACTGCTATAGCAAATATCGAAGATACTAACGGTGATTTAGTTGCTGATGGTGCTTACACTTTGTTAAAGTCTGCATACGAAAACCAAACTAAAGTATTAAGACAAATGCCAAACGCAGATAAGTCTTTCAGAGTTACTGCTACAATAGTAGATAACTTAATGACTACTTATGAGCAGTTAGGTACAGGGAACGCTTTAGGACTTCAGTTGTTACAAGATGGACAATCTTTGACTTTTAGAGGTATTCCTGTTGTAGAAATTACTGGATGGGATACACAGCTCTCCGACGCTACCAATCCAAATGCTAACATTGGAAAGAATATGCTAGTTTACACAGTAGATGATAACTTAGTTATTGGTACTGATGTAGCTGATGCTGGATCTCAATTGAAATTTAGAAGTAATGATGACGATGATGAATTGTTAAAAATTATAGCTAAATATAAAATGGGTGCTCAGTTTGTATTTGGAGAATTAATCTCTTTCTACTACTAAAATAATAAAGCCCCTCTTTATGGGGGGCATTTTTTTAACTAAATAAATTAATTAAAATGGCAGAGATTACAA